TAGGATTAAGGCACTGCAAGATCGCACAATGGAACGACCGTATCCCAATGAGCACGCGGCGCGATTGACCGATCCTGATCAATACGATGAGATCCGGCGCGTGAATGATGAAGGCGGTCCCGGTGTTGACTTCAGCTATGGGATCAAGGATGGCAATACCGAGCTGCAGGCCATTCGCTTCGATGCAACACGATTCAGCGCCGACGAGGCCCGGCAGTGGCTAAGCGACAATGACATGCAGGAGATCTTGTTTGAAGTGGCAACCGGTGAGCGTATGCAGCGCTCAGCGCCTGTGGCCTTCAGTCGATCAGCGCAGATCGCAGAAGATGACCGCACGCTTGAGTTCCCGTTTTCCAGTGAGTACCCGGTCGCACGCTACTTCGGCAATGAGATCCTGGCCCACACCCGCGAGGCCGTTGATCTTGCGCGGCTGAATGATGGCGCACCCCTGCTGTTCAACCATGACCCGGACAGGCTGATCGGCGTGGTTGAGCGCGCATGGGTGGATGAAGATCAGAAGCGCGGCTACGCACGCGTGCGCATGAGCCGCAATCCATTTGCGCAGGAGGTGATGAACGACGTTCGTGATGGCGTGCTGCGCAATGTGAGCTTCGGCTATGCGATCAATGACATGGAGCAACGCGGCGAAGACTTTATCGTGACGCGATGGAGCGCGCACGAGCTATCGCTAGTGTCAATTCCTGCCGACCCTACAATTGGCGTAGGGCGTTCAATGGATGCTCCGGTCGCGGCCACAGCCGCATCATTTGTCCCAACTTCTACCGACATGGAAGACACCACCACCGATCTGATGGCGGTGCGGGCTGAAGCGGCTTCAGAGGCTGCCAAGGCTGAGCGCACCCGCATCTCTGGCATCACCGCTATCACCGAGAAGCACGGCATGGCCGACCTTGGCCGCCAGCTGATCGAATCCGGCCGCAGCCTTGATGAGGCCCGCGCTGCTGTGCTCGATCAACTTGGTAGCAAGGCGCAGCCTGTTTCCGAGTCTGCTGGCGACATTGGCCTCAGCGACAAGGAAACCCGTGAGTTCAGCTTCCAGCGCGCGATCAACGCACTGGCCAACCCTGGCGACCGCAAGCTGCAGGAGGCCGCGGCATTCGAACGCGAGTGCTCCGAGGCTGCCGCTGCACGCGCTGGCAAGGTTGCTCAGGGCATCATGGTGCCGAGCGAGGTGCTGCGTCGCGACCTGACCGTTGGCACCGCATCTGGCGCTGGCGATCTGGTCGGCACTGACTTCCGCCCCGGCAGCTTCATCGAGCTGCTGCGCAACCGCTCGGCACTGGCCGGCCTTGGTGTTACCAGCCTGACCGGACTGACCGGCAACGTGGCAATCCCGCGCCAGACGGCTGCGGCGACCGCGTACTGGCTGGCTGAATCGGGTTCGCCCACCGAGAGCCAGCAGACTGTCGATCAGGTCAACCTGTCGCCCAAGACGGTTGGCGCTTTCACCGACTACAGCCGCCGCCTGATGCTGCAGGCCAGCATCGACGTGGAGCAGATGATCCGCCAGGATCTGGCCACTGTGCTGGCGCTTGAGATCGACCGCGTTGGCCTCTACGGCCTGGGTAATACCAGCCAGCCGCTTGGCATCAAGCTGACCACCGGCATCAACACCGAGGACTTCGGTGCCGCCACCCCGACCTATGCCGAGGTGGTGAGCATGGAATCCAAGATTGCCGCGGACAACGCCGACATCGGCGCCATGGCGTATCTGATGAATGCCACCATGCGCGGCAACCTGAAGACCAAGGACAAGGGCACCGACACCGGCGCCTATGTGTTCGAGCCTGGCGGCACTGTCAACGGTTACAGCGCCGTCGTCAGCAATCAGGTTGAGTCTGGCGACATTTTCTTCGCGGTGTGGAGCCAGCTGATCATGGCGATGTGGAGTGGATTGGATCTCACCGTGGATCCCTACACCCACAGCACCAGCGGCACTGTGCGCGTGGTGGCTCTGCAGGATGTGGATTTTGCGGTCCGTCATCCCGAGGGCTTCTGCCGCGGCAACAACACCCTCTGATGTTGATTCAAATCCTTAAGGACACGTCCATCAGGGGCGTGGCTGTCAAGGCAGGGCAGGTGGTTGACACCGAGCAATCGGACGCCACCGCTCTGATCAACATGGGCAAAGCGCAGCCGGCTCCGATCGTGGAGCCGGCCCCGGCAGTTTGCCCGCAGCCTTTCCGCAAACCACCCCGCAAGAGGACCAATGGCAATCTTCCAACAGACGCTTGAGAAGCTGCAGCATTTCACGCTGCTGGCTACCACATCCATCACCGGCACCGGCAACCAAACCGGCGTCGATCTCCTGGAGTACGACGGCGACATTCAGATCATCCTGGCCGGCACCGCTGCTGGCGCTGGCGCTGATCTGACGTTCCGCATCGAGGAATCTTCTGACAACAGCACCTTCACTGCTGTGACCGGCGGCACCTTCACCGCCATCGGCAACGCTGCTTACAAGGAAGTGAAGACGCTCAACCACGACGACCTGAAGCGTTACATCCGCCTGAGCTGCACGGCTGAGACGGGCACCGCTACGAGCAACGTCACCTGCTTCGGCTTTGGCCTGAAGAAGTACGGCTGAGCTGTTCAATGATGGCCCCGGCTTGCGCTGGGGCCTTTCCTAGACTGAACTCAACTGCTACTGCACCATGGCCATCGCCAGCATTCCGAGCATCACGTTCACCCGACCGGCGAACACGACCGCCTATACCGCTGGCGATGTGATCGGCAGCGCAGCTAGCGCAATCCATGAATTGACCGGCGCGGCAAGTTCATCGTCGTTTGTATTTGTGCAATCGATTCAGCTGCTGATTAACGATACGACGGTGCCATCCGGCATGGCTGGATTCCGCGTGCATTTGTATTCAGCGGCGCCTACCGCAATTCTTGACAACGCTGCCTATACGTTCACGACATCTGATGCTGCAGCATGGCAGGATAGCTACGACCTTGGCACGCCCGCTGTTCGCGGTTCAATGTTGCGCGTGCAGGCTTACTACCAGGGCGGCATCATGAAATTGCAGCCGGCATCATCCAGTTTGTACGCAGTGCTGGAGACGCTGGGCGCCTATACGCCTGCCAGCGGCACCGCCTACACGCTGCGAGTCAAGGTGCTTGAGGCTGGATTCTGATGATTGGCGCGCCGGTCTTCCGCTATGTGCTGACGCCAGGCTGGGCTGGTGACAGCTTGGCGCGCGCTGCGCAAGCGGTGCCAAGCCTCGACCTCAACTTCGCCGCCACCAAGAACGTAGGCCCCCTCGTCACCTTCACCCGCGCCAGCAGCGCGACCTACATCGACAGCGCGGGAACGCTGCAGACGGCGGCTGTGGATGTGCCGAGGTTCGATCACAACCCAACGACGGGAGAAAGCCTTGGGCTGCTGGTGGAGGAGGCGAGAACGAATCTGCTGTTGAATACCGCAACGCTATCGACGCAATCAGTCACCGTTACAGCGGTCCCTCACACGTTGTCTTTTTATGGCTCTGGGACTGTCACACTTTCTGGGGCAAGCACGGCAGGCCCAGCTGTTGGCAGCGGTGCGTTTCCGGCGCGGACAACACTGACATTTACGCCATCTGCTGGCACGTTGACGCTGACGGTGACAGGCAGTGTCACCAGCGCCCAACTAGAAGCAGGCTCCTTCCCCACCAGCTACATCCCCACCACCACCGCTACCGTCACTCGCGCTGCCGATGTATTCACTATTACCGGCACAAACTTCTCATCTTGGTACAACCCAAGCGAAGGGACGCTATCGGTAGAAACTCCCAATGGCCTTGTTGGCCTAGGAGTAACAGTAAACACTTCCTTTCTGGGAATTAGCACTGGAGCGCTTTCGTCTGCCCTGAGCACCGGCGATGGCATTAAGTATGGGTCAGGAAGCCCGTCTACCAGCACTCGCACTTTTATTATTACCAGTGGCACTGCAGTCTTTGATAGTAACAGTGCTATCAATGCCGGTAAAGTTGCCATTGCTTACAAGCAAGACGATTTTGCAATAGCCCGTTCATCAACATTAGGGACGGATACAAGCGGCAACGTTCCAACTGGCATGGACAGATTTACGTTACGCGCCTTTGGAGCAACTCCATACAAGCGAATTACTTATTGGCCCACTCGATTGAGTAACGCCACCCTCCAAGCCATCACCGCCACCTAATTGCCATGACGCATTATCTTCGCTTCCCCGACGAATCCGCCGGCATGGCTGCATTGGATGCTGCTGGTCTTACCACCACCAATGAAGACGGCGACACCGTGGTGCTCACCGCCAGCCACACCCACGCCCTGGATGTGATCGGCCCCATCTACCGAGGTGGCACCTACGACCCTGAGACCGGCGAGGTGATCACCCCGCCCGTGCTGCTGAGCGGCTGGCACGTCAACTTCGTCGGTGAGCTGCCTGAAGGGTGGGACGCCTACCTCGTCGAACCCAAACACCCATCGAGGGTATTCGCATGACCATCACCGAGAATCTGGACGCATTCCTTGATGATTTCGGCGTGACATGCACTGCCGGAGCGGTGACTGCACTGGGCATTCTTGACATGCCATCTCAGGTGCTACTGAGCGACGCAATCCTGAGCACTGACTACACCCTGACCGCGCGCGCATCCAGTTTTGGCAGCTTGAAGTACGGCGACGCGATCACGGTGGCAGGCACAGCCTATACGGTGCGTGAGACGCAGTACATTGATGATGGTGCAATGGTACAGCTAGGGCTGCAGAAGACATGAGCGCACCGATCCGCAGCAACACTCGCGCGGCCTGGACTGCAGGCAATCCAATCCTGCTGGCTGGTGAATTTGGCCGCGAATCGGACACCGCTAACATCAAGATCGGCAATGGCAGTCAGCGATGGAACGACCTGCCGTATCACGGTTGCCCGGGATACTGGGGCAGCTTCTGGGATTCCACCTCGCAGTATGCGGCGACGATTAACACGCCAACTGCGATCTTTCTAAGATCCGGTGATCTTGCCAATTATGGCGTTGCGATTGCATCAAACAATCGCATCACGGTGCTGTATCCCGGCATCTACAGCATCACATTTTCGATTCAATTCAGCAATAGCGATTCGCAGATTCATGATGCCAATGTCTGGCTGCGCAAGAATGACAGCGGCACGCCTGGCGATGTGGCGAACTCTGATAGCCGCTTCAGCATCATCTCAAGCCATGGCGGCGTGCATGGCAATGTGATCGGCACCGTCAACTTCGTGATGGAGCTGGCCGCCAATGATTACATCGAGCTGATGTGGGCGGCAGCTAATCTCAACGTCTACATTCACGCTGAGAGTGCCGGCGCATCGAATCCTGCCATCCCTGGCATTATCTGCACAGTCACTCAAGTCGCCAGCGCCTGACCCATGGCCACCATCCGCGAATCGATCATTGCCGGGATCCGCACTGCGCTGACGGGCACGACAAATGTCGGCACGCGCATCTACCGCAGCCGGGTGGAGCCGATCGCACGTAACGAGTCGCCGGCCATTGTGGTGGAGCCGATCTCGGACCAGGCCAATACGGATGTCAGCTTCTGCAAAACCGACTGGAGCCTGACGGTACGGATTGCTGTGATCGTGCGCGGCAGCATCCCGGATCAACAGGCGGATGCGATCATCGAAAGCTTGCACGCCAAGGTAATGGCCGATCAAACCATCGGCGGCTATGCGATGAGCATTGAGCCACGCGGCGTGCAGTTTGACATGATCGAGGCGGATCAACCCGCTGGAGTGATCGCGTGTGATTACCTGATCAGGTATCGCACAGCAGTCGCTAATCTGGCGACAAACTGACCCTAGCTAGCATGTTGGATGAATACCACGGCCAAGGCGGCTCATACGTCTTGGACCCTGAAACCGGCGTAAGGCTGCCGGCTGCACCTTCACCCGAGACTGCTCCCGATGGCACTGCTGACACGCAAGCAACTCCTCCTCGTAAAAGCCGAGTCAACGTACGCGACTGATTCCAGCCCGGCTGGGACGGATGCGCTGCTGGTCCGCTCGATTGATGTCACGCCGCTTGAGTCGGATGTCGTCAGTCGTGAGCTGATCCGGCCATGGTTGGGCAACAGCGACCAGCTGCTGGCCAACCAGCGCGTGCTGATCAACTTCCAGATTGAGCTGACCGGCTCGGGCACTGCTGCTACAGCTCCGCGATTCGGCGCCCTGCTGAAGGCGTGCGGCATGGCCGAGACC